GACGCCTGCGAAACTCGCACTCGCGCCCGAGGACACGACTACGCCAGTGATCAATCCCGTCGACGAATCGGGCAACGTCGACCCCGACGCCGTCTGTGCCACGGACGGATGCGGTCACCTTGGAAGTGTGCACAACGACACGGATACCGGTGAGAACTCCGGGGCTTGTACCGCGCCGGAATGCCAGTGCCAGGAACTTACGTTTGGTTCGAACACAGTGGACGGTGCGCTAGCGCCCGATGGTGGTGGACCGGACAACCAAGGCGGCGACGGGATGGCTTCGCGTGGGGAGGCATTCGCTGACGCCGTCAGCCCGGTGACGAGTGACGACTCTGCACCGGTCGCTGGCGATCCCATCGGCGGTGATGACGAACTCAACCTGCCTCCCGAAGTCACGGGTGGAATGAACATGGGACCAGCGTTCACTATCCCTGTCGCGATAATCGAAGGCCAGCCCACAGGTGACGGGCGAGACATCGCTCTGAATGCTCTGTCGTGGGGTCCGCCGCCGTACGCCTTGATGGGCATGGCGACGTCGACCCACGACCCGATGGGCTTTGACCCGAATGATCCTGCTGTCCTCTGTGGAAGGATCGATTCCTTCGAACGCGCTTCAGGTCAGGGTGATACGCAAGTCATCATCGGCAAGGGGTATTTCTTAGCGAACGATGACGGGATGTACTTCGCGGACCTGTTGGACCAGATGGGACGGCTGCCGGTTTCGGGGGACGTCACGGTCGACGAGTCTGAAGTAGTTGTAGGTGAAGTCGATGACTACGGCTGGCCGATGGACATGAGCGAGACGTTGACCAAAGGCACGCTCGCTGCTGTGACGATTCTCCCGTTTGGGCCCGCCTTCGAAGGCGCGTACATCGTCCTTGGAGATGGTGGGGAGACCCAGGCGATTCCTGTCACGTCACCAGAATCCAACGTCCCTGAAATGCCACCGTCACTTGCGGCCGGTGGTCAGATCGTTCACTGGATCGCCGCCTCTGACTGCATACCGTGCGACCAAGGGCTTGAGGTCATGGTTGCCTCAGGTGGACCGTCCAAGCCGCCCAAGGCGTGGTTCGAAGATCCGAAGTTCTCAATCGAGGACGGTCGGGTCATGTCCTTCATCGCCCAAGGCGACAAGGGCAAGATGATCTCCGGTTACGCCTGTCCTCCCACGGTTACCGAGGAAGGTGAAGTCTTTGGGCACCTGGCGCCGTGGGGTGTGTGTCACATCGGGCAGAAGGGCAAGTGCGTCACCGCGCCGCATTCGGCTGTCGACTACGCGCACTTCAAGCGCGGTCAACACGTCATCACCGCGGAAGGTGAGACAATTCGAGTGGGAGTTTTAACTGCCAACACGGGCCACGCTGACCTTCGACTCAACGCCAATGCGTCAATGGCGCACTACGACAACACGGCCTTCCAAGCCGCTGACGTGGTGATGTTCGAAGATGAGTTTGGGATCGCCTATCACGGTGCTTTACGTCCAGATGCCACCGAAGCCCAGGTGAGGATGCTGCGCGCCTCTGCCTTGTCCGGTGACTGGCGCGAGATTGGCGGGAACCTCGAACTCGTTGCTGCCCTTGCAGTCAACCAACCTGGATTCCCGATGGCGATCACCGCTCACGGTGCTGTAACGGCACTCACAGCAGCGGGTTCGTGGCAGATGTTCGTCCTGGGTCATCCTGAGATTTCAGACCTGACCGAAGAGGACGGGGCGACCTTGGCGAAACTCGCACGAGGGCCGATGACGCGACTCATTCGACGTGACGCCGCCGAACGACTTGCCAAGAATCGAAGTGACGTCGCAAAGAACGCTCGCGAGCGAATCAAGTCTCTCTCGGGCGCGTAAGCCCCGTGGACCAGTAGTCCATGACGACCACGATCTTCGTTGACGGACTCGCGGGGGCTATCGACGTCGCCGGCGGTGTCAACACGCTCCCCGATACCGGAACGACCTCGACGCTCGTCTCAGCAGGCTTAGCGGGTACGGCCTACAACCCAGGCTGTCCCACGATCGCTGACCCTGACGTCCTTCGGATATCTCTCTTCCTGCGGGACCCGACGAGCGGTCAGGTTCTTAGGAGAGAAGACGTCCTGCTCACCGCGTACACCCTCGGCGATCCTTCGGGAACCATCCTTCGAGCGCAGAACGGAACCGTCCAACAGATTTGGCTCGAGGGTTCGACGTGGGTCCACGGTTGGGCCGCAGAAGACGTCGGTCAAGAAGTCGGTCCGACTGGACCAAGCGGATCTACCGGCGCAACTGGTGCGTCGGGAGCGACCGGCCCGACAGGTCCCGAAGGCCCTACAGGAGAGACCGGTGCGGGTACGACCGGTGCCACAGGTCCCAGCGGAGCGAGTGGTCCGAGCGGACCGGCAGGAATCGGGACAACCGGATCGACAGGTCCCACAGGTGACACAGGACCTACGGGCGATACCGGACCTACGGGTGCAGGCGTTACGGGAGCGACGGGACCAATTGGAAGTACCGGACCCGCCGGCGCGACGGGTCCCGCAGGTTCTACTGGGCCCGTAGGAACCACCGGGGCCACCGGTCCAGCTGGTCCGACCGGAGTCACCGGAGTCACGGGAGGAACCGGGGGAACGGGTGCTGTGGGATCCATTGGCCCTACCGGCGTTACAGGGTCAACAGGTCCTACGGGTGTTGGGTATTCCGGGGTCACTTCATCCACGTCATTCACGATCGGAACGGGCTCCAAACTCTTCGCAGTCGCTTCAACGGGCGCCTACGTCAGCGGGGATCGTGTTCGGGTAATCGATACCGGCTCTTCAGTTAACTACGGCGAGGGTGTCATAACTGCGTTGACGGCGAATACGTCGATCACAGTCAATGTCGATGCGGTCGGCGGTTCGGGTACGTTCTCTACCTGGACGTTCTCTCTCGCAGGATTGATAGGCGCAACGGGTCCTGCCGGGCCAACAGGAGTGACAGGCCCAACCGGACCGACCGGCATAGGGACGACTGGCGCGACGGGCGTCACGGGAAGTGTCGGGGCGACCGGACCTGCCGGGGTAACCGGAGCGACAGGACCCACTGGAATAGGTGCCACGGGAGCCACTGGCGTTGATGGACCGACCGGACCTACAGGGATTCAAGGACCCACTGGCGTCGCTGGCGTCACTGGCCCAACTGGTGTGGGAACGACGGGTGCAACAGGTCCCGTGGGGGTAACGGGCGACACAGGCCCAACGGGGCCAACGGGTGTGACAGGACCTGCAGGTCTCGGGTTCGGTGACGTCGTAGGAAAGACCGCCGACTACCTGATTACCTCTGGCGACAACGGAACGATCTTCACGTTCAACGGGACACTGCTCACCGCGACCTTGCCCGCTGCCGCACCGGCAGAACCGTGGCTCGTCAACGTCATCAATCTCAATGTCTCACCGCTCACGATTGACCCGAACGGCCTCACGCTGAACGGCTCACCGTCTTCGATAACGATCTCGCAGAATGAGAGCGTCTTCATCTGGAGTGATGGAGCGAACTACGACTACGGCGAAGGACTCTCTGGAAGTCCCGGCGCCACAGGGGCCACTGGCGCGACAGGTCCTGTGGGAGCGACTGGGGTCGCAGGACCTACGGGCCCAACAGGAATAGGAACGACCGGTGCAACGGGACCGACTGGAGGAACCGGAGGCGTTGGTATCACGGGCCCGACTGGGCCTACAGGTTCTGTCGGTCCCACAGGGACTACCGGCGTAGCAGGGCCAACTGGGCCGACTGGAGTTGGCACTACCGGTGCAACTGGCCCCACTGGTGGGACGGGCGGTGTCGGACCCGCTGGAGCGACCGGAGTTTCAGGGGGTGCAGGTGTCACAGGCGCGGCGGTCGCGGGTATCTACGGCGATGGGTCTGACGGGACGGTTACATTCCTCAGTTCTGGTTCAGTGACAGTCGCAGGGGCAACGTGCGCTTCCGGCGTCTACACGATGCAGCGTGACATCTTCCTCAACAGCGGAACGGTGAACAACGGTTCAGTGATTATCACTAACGGGTTCCGAATCTTCGACGTAGGGACGTTAACCAACAACGGGACCATTCAGTGGAATGGCGCTGCTGGGTCGGTAGGAACTACATCGGCGGGCGCCGCAGGCGCCGCTCTCGCTAATGGTAATTCGGGCATCAACAGTACCGCCGCATTTGGGACGGCTGGTGGCGCAGGCGGAACAACGTCGTCGGGTGCTGCGGGCACCGCGAACGGTACGCGCTCGTTGGGCGGTGCAGGGGGGCACGGCGGCTCAGGCGGAACATCGACTGGTGGCGCGGGCGGTACAGTGGGTGCGCCAGTGTCCACCATTATGCCCCTGCGGGCGGTGCCGTTCGCAATTATGGGGTTCACTATCGCTTCG